AGGAGCCGCCGACAGAGGTTACCAAGAGGAACCCAAGAAGTAGGCTAAGTTTCATATCCGTATGCCGTGCAATTCCGTATTATCTGAGCCATCCAAGAATCTTTTTCCCCACCTTGTCCACCACAGCAACGCCTTGAGTCAGAACTTTTGGAGGCTTACTTGCCAGCCCGAAAGTCGCGCCTTCGGTGAACCCCTTGGCAAATGCCTTGTCCGCCGATGTGGGCTTGTCCAGATTCTCTACGGTCTTGGGATTGATCGTTACCTGGGCACCAAAGGCCATGTGTGGAACAACGCCAGAAGTGGACATTTTCAGATGCAAATCACCATCCTTGTCATACCAGACTCCAGCGTCCATGCTGACCCCATCGCCTACGCCACCCGTAGGGCCAGCCCAGACCTTCGCCTGGTTACCGTCGGGATTGACGTAGCTCCACTGCATCACGCTTGAAACAGTAACGCCTACATGGGCGCTGACCTTAACCTCAAAACCACGACCATCATGGGTATCTATATCGGCGCTAACCCCTTGTTCTTCGTTGACGGTGGTTACGTCACAGATACGGTCGAAATTCCACTTGTCAGTGTGTGACCATTTCTTACCTGTTTCTTTCTTGAAATAGTAGTTCCCTTTGGTATCAACAAAGAAAACGTCTTCATCCTTGGAATTGCTGACGTAGTACCCGGCTGGAACTTTTTGGTCTGCTGTCATGGTACTGTCCCTATAGTTTCATACAGCCACGCGATAGTAGTAAGCACCACGAAGCAATACAGCACAATATAAGCGTCGTGAGAAGGTAGACAGCAAACAAGGCACCGGCACTTATGAGCCTCTCTCATTTAGGCTTCTTCCGTCTAACAGCGCCCCCACGTTTTTTTCGGGACTTGTCTAAAGCGATAGCTATGGCCTGCTTTTTGGGCCTACCTTCACGGACCAGAGTGCTAATGTTCCGGCTGACCGTTTTACGACCGCTACCTTTTCTTAAAGGCACTTTAGCAGCTCGTGAACCGGCCCCCGCGTAGCGCGCTACGCATACCTTTTTTCTTGCCCATAATTGTAATCCCCTTTGCTATATCAGGACCCGGTGATTCCTTTGGGCTTACATAAGGCACGGAGCCCTGTCCCTTAATGACGGCCTTGCCTACAGGCTTAGGTGCGTCCTCTCCTGGACCACTGATAATGTGTACCTTGCTCATAATTACTTACCCCTCTTTTTCGGAGCGCCCGCCCCGAGATTAACTCTGGTTTTTTTGGGCATCATAGTTCCCCTATGCTCCCATTCTTTCACAAATTTTGCAGCCCGCTCTTTGGAAGCCTTTGACCACGCTTCTATATTGGCCTCCGCTTTTTCATACGGCTTTTTTCTCTTTTTAGAACGGACAACCCGTAAACCCGCTTTTACTTTACCCATGAGGATTATACCGACCTATTTTAACGGCTTTCCCAATCTCATCTATATTTTCACGGTGGATTGGATGAAGAAAGCTCTTAATTACGTTTACCTAACGCCCGCTGACGGTCCCATTCTTTGAGTTCTCTTGTTACACTTCTTCTTGGTTTTTTTACCGGTGGCGCCAACTCCGGAAATAAACTTTTTTGTTCGAGGATAACCCGTTTTTTCGGAGCCCCTGCGCCAAGATTAACTCTGGTTATAACTTTAGCTTTCCCCATAACCTTATCTCTGCTTCATCCGCTCACGGTCCTCCGCCGATTGAATACGTGCGGCGGTTTGTTTTTCCTGACTAGCAAGGCGCTGCTGGAACTCCGTGGATTTTTGGCCCAGCCTATCACGATTAAGCTCAAGCTCCTGCTGGTCCTGAGATAAATTGCCCTTGACCTGCTGATCCTTGATCGCCAGCTCCTGCTGTTTTAGCTCGATTAACGGGTCCGGCTTCTCTTGGCCTGCACCGGATATTTGCTGACTAAGCTGCTTCACCCTTTATCGCCTCAAATTCAATGTCTATTGGAGCCACTTCAACTTCTCCCCCTCCCTGCATAGTTTGTTGCGGAGGCATCATGCCCTCTGGCGCCATTTGCGGAATACCAGCCATTTCTGGAGGCGGCATCGGCATGCCCTCCATGCCAGCTTCGGGCGGCATCGGCATGCCCTCCATGCCAGCTTCGGGCGGCATCGGCATGCCCTCTCCGTTCATAGGTAATTGCTGCTGCTGCTGCTGCATCATTACCTCGGCCTGCTCGTCCGCCTGAACCCTTACGTGCTCCATGATGTGCTTCTGTAGATCCATCGCTATTTTCGGCATCTGAGAAATCATCGGAGAAGAACCAAAAACTAAATGAGCTGTAATGTGCGCCTGGTGCTCCTGCCCCGCAAAAGCCTCTAACGGCACCCCCTCCATAGCGTCAATGTTCTCCTGCGCCGGATCACGGGGCTCAGCCTGGTCACTGGCCTGCGGTGCCAAAATCTTGTCTATGTCCCTGACGCCCAACGACTCGTACATGCGCCGGTACACCTCGGGAATGTTATGTATCTCCGGTGCCTGCATAGCTAACTGCAGCTCCGTCTGAGCTAAGGTAATGCGCTGCGCCTGAGAGAAAATGTTGGGGTTGGATACCGGCACCACATCGACGCGATCATTAAAATCCTTGCTCCGCACCGACTGGTCCGCTCCAGCTACCGTGTAGGGATAATCATCAGGTAAATAATCCGCCATGACCTTGGCAAGAAGCCTGAATTCCACCCGCATCGCATAATGCAACCGCTTGTGGATTGCGCTCATTACCCGCGTGCCCTGCTCCAACATGGCTATCGTCGTACCAACCGCCGCCTGCTGATTACCATCACCAACCTTCAAATCAGTGATCGTGGCAAACCTCTGCGCGGCATCCACCACAAATCCAAGCAACTTAAACAATGTGGGATCAGGACCCTTAAAGGGCAACGGCATCAAGCTCTCTCGGATGGCCCCGCCCGGAGCGTCTACGTCCCTAAACTCGCCCGGCTGCAATGGTTCATCATCGTCCCTAATCCGCAGTCCGCGGGCCTTGAATCCTGCCGGAAGGTTATTCAGCGTCCCGGCATCTATCAACTGACGCAGCGCCGCCGTCGCGGTACGGGACAAGCCACCGATCGTGTGAATAAGCCCTAGTCCATAGAAGCCAAAGCCGGGAAGGAATTTGTAGTGAACAAAGTATTGTATCTTGCGTTTAAGCTCGTCATCTTCTTGATAGTTACGACGAATAGACAGTATCTGCCCATTGTCCTCACTGATCGTGACCACATACGGAATCTTGATCCCCGTGGATTCGCCCTCTCCATCCGTTTCTTCATATCCGGGCAGGTCTAGATCCACGTGGCACTCAAGCAACGTGCAGTCATAATCAATGTTAGACGGCTCAATTCCTGAAATGTGGTCCACTTCCTGTGAAACACTGTCCGTCTCTTCCTGCACCGGCAGCACCGGAATATCTCGGTAAAAACCAGAAACCTGCTTCTTACGCAAATCATTAAGAGACATGCGGACAACGTGCGTAATGTTTGGGCACGTCTCTAAATCATTCGCTTCATACGGAACAATCAGGTTTTCCGCCGGAATAAACTTGGAAACCGCACGATCCAAGCCATCATCAAAATAGACCTTCTTGAAAGTCGAGCCCGCCAGCGGCAGATAAAACAGCATCTGGTCAAACTCCGGCGTGTACTCCTCCATTACATTCATAATGTAATAGTTCATAAACTCCCGGACCCGCTGCGCCTGCTCCTCCTTCTCATGAGTGGGCGCACCTAAAACTACTGTCCTAACCGGCCCACCAGAAGGTAATAACTCATTAAATGCCTGTGCCTGAAACTGTATCGCCGCTTCAGCAAGAATCGGATGCGTAACGCCCGTAGCACCCTTAAACGGCTGTGTACGGTCTTCGTAATTAAAGCCCAATAACTCAAGACCCTTGGAATAAGCCTCTTCCCACTCGGAACGGGAAGCCTTGTTAGAGTCATACTCCGCCATCAGATCATTGGCAATGGAACCTAACTCCCGATCCTCCATGTCTTCAGTAAGATTGTCGTAAAAACCCCCTGATCCGCGGTCATCGGCTCCCGGATCGAAGTCCAGCGTTACTCCGCCGTCTTCCTCTTCTATGATTTCAATTTGCTCGTCTTCACCTAATTCGGGCTCTGGATCAGGCTGCATTTCCATACCGCCAACAAGGGCTTCTATTTCAATCGCCTTCTTGTCTTCAGGATCAAGCTCCATGCCTTCACGTTCGATAAGGGAAACAGGGGGTTTTTTCTCTGCCATGTCAGATCCCTATGGGAAGGCCGACAATGCCTCCCTCTGCATAACGCTGTGTACGGAAATCTTCCAATTCTCTTTCACCGGAAAAAGGAAGTGCTGCCGTCTCTCCAAGAACTTGAGCCTGAACATAACTGCGCCTACCGCTGGTAGGTCCACCTAAAATACGCCCAGGTCTTGCCTGTGCGGCTTCTTTAGCGGTAAGAATAGGCACCCCTTTAGGATCAAATTTTGCAACTTTCGGGCCAGGGCGCCCTAATGCCCATTTCGGAAGCTGCTTCTGAACATTAGCAATATGGGCCATAGTTTTTGTTAGTTTTGCTCCCTTATAGCCCCATTTAACCAACTGAGCTGCCGCCGCAATGGGAGGTATAAAAAGAAGCGGAAGCAATACTTTATCAAGCGTGCTGGACGGGTCAAAAACAATGTCTGTCAAATCCCTGAGATTAAATCCGGGCTGCTTACTAAGACTTAGAATTCCCCCACTTTCTTCAGGCTCGGCACCATAGTTTTCCGAGTCGTAAAAGAAATCGTCCATGCGTTCGCCTTCAACACCGCCGCCTTCCACATAACCACGGGCCGCCTGCCAATCCCTCAAATCATACCGATAATCAGTGCGGTCTTCTCTCCCGTAATCAGACCTCTTTGGTCGCGGCCCTCTATCCTGTGGGGGCCGTGCAGGTGGCGGCTGCATTACCGGCGCAGGCATTGGCGGAGGTGGCTGTGGAACCTGTGGAGGCAATGGCGGAGCTACAACCTGTGGTGGGGAAGGCAGCAGCGGCGCGGTGACCGTTTGAGCCTCTCTCCAATCCCTTAAATCATACCGATAATCACTTCCCTCTTCTTCGCCATAATCGCCCCGCATCGGCTGCTGTCCAACCGGAGCTACAGGAGGAGGAACGGCTACCTGCGGCGGCGGTGGTGGAGCGGCTATCGTTGACGACCCACTCTCTGCAGCAGCAGCACCCTCCTCCCAATCCCTAACGTCTTGCCGATAAAGAATACCTTCTTGCTCGCCGTAATCTCTTCTTCGTGGTTTAGGTGTGCCAATACCACCAAAAGCGTCAGGATCATAACCACCATAACCGGCAACCGTCCCTGCCGTAG